CCCAGTGCGGAGACCTCGACGAATGGCGAGTTCACGACGTTATTACGTCGTTTCCAGCTGAGTGTCTCATTGCACGAGAAACTCACGCTGATGGAGGAATTCATCTCCATGCTTTCGTCGATTTCGGCCGACGCGTCGACATCAGAGACCCGCGACGCTTTGATGTTGATGGCCACCACCCGAATATACAACCATGCGGTCGCACACCACAGAAGATGCTGGACTATGCGATCAAGGACGGAGACGTTGTCGCTGGAGGGCTCAGTCCCATCATCGACGATCCGATTCCGACAGCTGACGATGTCTGGTCTCGAATCGCACATGCACCTACTGTGGACGAGTTTTGGGATCTTGTTCGAGAGTTGGCACCGCGAACGCTGTGCTGCAACTTCAACTCCCTGCGTGCATATGCCGAATGGCACTATCGACCCCCGGCTGTTGAATATCAACACCCCGCGTCCGTTCGACTTAGCACTGCAGGAGTTCCGGAACTCGATGAATGGGTACGTGACAATCTGTCTGGAACTGGTAAGTCCATAGTCTGTTAACCCTGACCCTAACCCTAACCCTAACCCTAACCATTGACCCTAACCCTAACCCGTCGACCTGACGTCGCGCGACGTCAGGTTGGTAAAAGCAGTGGTCGCTGACTCTATTGGTAGCGGGACGTCCTCGAAGCCTGATCCTGTGGGGTGAGACGCGACTTGGCAAGACTTTGTGGGCGCGTTCATTGGGTCGTCACATCTATTGCTGCCTGCAGTTCAACGTCGATGACGTCAAAGCCAACATCGACGACGCGCAGTACGCCGTGTTGGACGACATCCAAGGGAACTTTCAGTTTTTCCCCGCCTACAAGGGCTGGCTTGGCGCGCAGGAATCATTCACAGTCACTGACAAATACCGTGGCAAGACTACCATCACGTGGGGTCGACCCACCATCTGGCTGATGAATGAAGACCCAGAGGAGGTGGGGCACGTGGATCTCAATTGGTTGCGCGGAAATTGTACGATAGTTCATCTCACCCAGTCTCTCATTGCCTAGTCTAGCGTTCATGCCAATAGTATGTTCCCTCCGGTGACCACTGCATCGAAGCATTGCCACCAGCTGCGGGAACTGCGAGGTACACGATGTCGTAAACATACAGATCACCCATTCCAGGCTTCCCTGCAACCGACACGAATGACCCGGGTGCAGGCTGAGCTCCACCCTGTTCATCCTCGTCATAGATCAGGTTTTTTCCGGTGCGATGCCAAAACCGGAAAGTCCGAGAGTACCCACTCTCGTTCCGAGGATTGAACGTGAAGGTCCGATCGTAGAGCGGGGTAATGCGTGACGTGTCCGATTTAGCCGTGAACTCCGAGGACCAATCAAGGCCCTCGGTTCCATCCCACACGATCCTGCGAATTTCTTGCTGTTGATCACTGGTTGGCTGCGCAATTAACCGAACCATGTCGCATCCCTCCGGGTCGATGGCCTTGTTGTGGAACGGTTGGTTCCACGTCGTGTCCCCGCGGTAAAGAGCATCTCCTTTGTAGGTGAACACGAGCCGTCTCCACTTCCAAACACCTCCTCCCAAAATGTTCACCTCCACTCGTTCCTTGTACCCCACCGAGTAGGTCACCTGACGCTCACGGTTGGATTCACCCGCCGTGTCATGACCCAACTTCCTCGCGCTGGGCATGAACAGCGACGCAAACCCAGTACCGACCTGGATCGGCCCGACGGAGAGATCTCCTTCGGGCGATCTGACCCACGGAAGCATGTTGTCATGCTTCTTGATGGCGGCGACATTCAGTATGCGGCGTCGGGAGGTGCGACGTCGAGCAAAGAAACGAGTTCGTCGAGCTCGAGCCGCAATTGCCGAGCGAATGCGACGGCGGCGGCGATACGCACGCGAGCGGAAACGATATCGGGTTGCGCGGCGCGGCATGAGGGGCAATGCTCCACAGTTGACACAGAATCGGACGATTGTTGCGTGTCTCCGTTGACGTATGACCAATCAGTGGGGCGCGGAGTGACACGTTGCGACATGATTGGACAGCGAAAGGCGAATGGCTGATGAAGAGGATGAAAGAGTTGAGAGGTGAAGAGAGGGAGAGAGGGGGGGTCGGGGTCTATAAATACCCCGACGCGTCGCCGGGCTTCCTCATTCCTCATTAAGGAGCGCAGACAATGTTATCTCTGCGCTCCTGAGGAACGATTAGTCAGCAACGATGAGTCAGCCACGCTTCCGCGTCCAGACCCGCTATGTCCTCCTCACCTACGCCCAGTGCGGAGACCTCGACGAATGGCGAGTTCACGACGTTATTACGTCGTTTCCAGCTGAGTGTCTCATTGCACGAGAAACTCACGCTGATGGAGG